TGTAGCTATTAAGTGGGGAGCCGCTTGGTCTGAAGGAGATATAAGAATGTATCAAGGTACAGCAGAAGATTCTATGAATGCTTACATAGACTTGCGTAGATCAGAAGGGCGTAGACCATTTATTGATGCCCCACATTTTGAGATGATATAAGGAAAAATACAATGGCAATACAGTTTGCACCTATAATAGCTTTTCTTGCTAAGAAAGGTATACAAGCAGCAATTAAAAAGTTTGGTAAAAAAGCTGTGCAAGAAGCACGTAAACATGCAAAAGATATGACTACTAAACCAACTACAGGGCAATCTCAAACTAAAGCAGGTGTTAGGGGTATGCGCAATGCTCGTCAACTAGGCCGACAATCTGCAGTTGTAGGTGCTGGAATAGGTGCTGCTGGTACAGCAAAAGTTATGAGCGATAAGATTAAAGCTCAAAAACAAGCACAGGCAGCTAAATTAGCAGAAATGCGTAAGAAACTTAAAGCTGAAACTGATGCTAAAAAACGAGCACAGTTACAAGCTCGTATTGAAAAAGAAGTAGCAAAAGCTAAACAGTTTAATTCTACAAATATTACTAATAAACGCCCACCTAAGAGACCTGCAGTACCAGGATCTATACGCCCTAAAGCAAGACCAAAGACATAATATGGCTAGAGAATTAACAGAACGTCAACAAAAATTTCTTAATGTCCTTATGGATGAAGCTGGTGGTAATATTACTGAAGCTAAAAAACTTGCAGGGTATTCACCTAATACACCTAACCGTGAAATTACTACTAGTTTAAAAGAAGAAATAATTGATGTAACACATAACTACTTAGCACGTAATGTGCCAAAGGCAGCTATGGCTATGGTCAGTGCTTTGAACGATCCTACAGAGCTAGGTATACGTGACAAGATGGCAGCAGCTAAAGAACTACTAGATCGTACAGGTCTTGTAAAAACAGAGAAGATGCAGGTAGAAGCAAAGGGTGGTGTTATGTTAATGCCAGCCAAACAAGCACAGGATGAAGATGACTAAATCCGTAGGTCAATGGAAACTCCCTCAACCAACCGACATTAAAGAAAACAACGAATGGGTTCCTATACCACGTATATCAAGAACAGTACCCTATGGCTATGAGTTAGATCCTAATGATAGTTTTATTCTCTTGCCAATAGCTATAGAACTTGATATGCTTGAAAAAGCAAAGAAGTATTTAAAACAATACTCATATCGTGAAGTAGCTAACTGGCTGACTACAAATACAGGCAGAGAAATATCTCACGTAGGATTAAAGAAACGGTTGGATAATGAGCGAAGACGCAAAAACAAAGCTGGAAGCCTACGCAAATGGGCAGACTATGCGAAAAAGGCAATCGCCAAAGCGGAAGAAATCGAACGCACAAGGCTTGGCGCAACAGAAAACAAAAACACGCAAGAAAACGCAGCCTAGTATAGAGCCTACTATTGCGTACACTGAATCAGTTGAAGAACAACATAATGTTATCTTTAAACCTAATGCTGGCCCACAGACAGACTTTCTAGCTGCAGGTGAACGTGAGGTACTATTTGGGGGCAGTGCAGGTGGTGGTAAGAGTTACGCAATGCTCGCTGACCCATTACGTTTTATGGGGCATCCAGCCTTCTCAGGATTGCTCCTACGGCATACTACAGAAGAACTAAGGGAACTTATCTTTAAGTCACAAGAAATGTACCCTAAGATATGGCCTGGAATTAAATGGTCAGAACGTAAGATGCAGTGGACTGCGCCCTCTGGTGCGAGGTTGTGGATGTCCTACCTAGACAGGGAAGATGATGTCCTGCGCTACCAAGGTCTAGCGTTTAGTTGGATAGGCTTTGACGAGTTAACTCAATGGCCCACACCTTTTGCGTGGAACTATATGAGGTCACGTCTACGGTCCACTGCACCCGACTTGCCTGTGTATATGAGAGCTACTACTAACCCAGGAGGTAGGGGTCATCATTGGGTTAAAAAAATGTTTATTGACCCTGCTGCGTATGGAGTAGCTTTTGAAGCAACAGATATTGAAACAAGTGAAGTATTACGCTATCCTGCTGGACACGCAAAAGCTGGTAAATCTTTATTCAAACGTAGGTTTATACCTGCCCGTCTTTCCGATAATCCTTACTTAGCTGAACAGGGTGACTATGAAGCAATGCTTTTGTCACTACCTGAACAACAAAGAAGGCAGTTACTAGATGGTGATTGGGATATTAAAGAAGGTGCAGCTTTCACTGAGTTTGATAGAAAGGTACATGTAATTGAACCTTTTGATATACCTAATAATTGGGTAAAGTTTAGAGCTTGCGATTACGGGTATGGAAGTAAGTCTGGTGTAATTTGGTTTGCTGTATCACCTGATGAAAAATTAATTGTGTACAGAGAATTATATGTAGGTAAAGTTCTTGCAACAGACTTAGCTGACATGATACTAGAGCTAGAGATGGGTGACGGTAACATTAAGTACGGTGTACTAGATTCTAGTTTGTGGCATAAACGAGGGGATACTGGTCCTAGTCTAGCAGAGCAAATGATTATGAGAGGTTGTAGGTGGCGACCATCAGATAGATCAAAAGGATCGCGGGTATCTGGAAAGAATGAAGTTCACAGACGTTTACAAATAGATGAATTTACAGAAGAACCCAGACTAGTATTTTTTGAAAACTGTACAAATTTAATTGCACAGCTACCTGCACTACCTATTGATAAAAGAAATCCAGAAGATATAGATACTACATCAGAAGATCACTTGTACGATGCTTTACGGTATGGTATCATGTCAAGGCCAAGGTTTAGTATATTTGACTACGATCCTATGGGTCCACCTAAAAGAAGTATGAAAGTTGCAGACTCAACGTTTGGCTATTAAGGAAAAATAAATGGCAGAAGATAACGAAGGTTTTATTGAAGATGATTCTATTGTCTTAGAAGATAGTGATAACTCTGAAGTAGAAGACGTAAATACATCAAAGATTATTCCATTTATTATGGACAGATATAGTCGTGCAGAAGATCATAGACAACAAGATGAACAAAGGTGGTTACGTTCTTATAGAAACTATCGTGGTTTGTATGGACCTGATGTGCAGTTTACAGAGGCTGAAAAGTCAAGAGTATTTATTAAAGTAACTAAAACAAAAACACTTGCTGCATATGGGCAGATTGTTGATGTATTATTTGCTAGTCAAAAATTTCCGTTAACAGTAGACCCAACAGAGTTACCTGATGGTGTAGTTGCAGATGTACACTTTGATCCTAAAGAACCAGAGCAACTAAAGAACTCTGATATGGATAAAGAAGTAAATCCGTATGGTTTTAAGGGTGATGGTAAAGAATTACCTAAAGGTGCTACAGCAGCAACATTAGCAGATAGCCTTGGCCCACTATCAGAAAAATTAAGTGATGTAGATAGCCTACGTCAAGGTGTAGGTAAGACACCTACTGCAATTACATTTAGCCCTGCTATGGTAGCTGCTAAAACAATGCAAAAGAAAATACACGATCAACTAGAAGAATCTAGTGCAAGTAAGCATTTACGCAGTACAGCTTTTGAGATGGCGTTATTTGGTACTGGTGTAATGAAAGGTCCGTTTGCTGTAGATAAAGAGTATCCTAATTGGGGAGAAGATGGTGAGTATAATCCTGTTATAAAAACTATACCACAAGTATCCCATGTATCTGTGTGGAATTTTTATCCTGATCCAGATGCAACTAATATGGATGAAGCTCAGTTTGTTATTGAAAGACACAAGATGTCACGTACACAGTTACGTGGATTAAAACGTAGACCATACTTTCGTCCTACTGTAATTGAAGAAGCTGTACAGTTAGGTGAAAACTATAATAAAGAATATTGGGAAGATGACCTAGCTGACTATGTGCCTGACTATGGTGTAAATCGTTATGAAGTCCTAGAGTATTGGGGCATGTGCGATACAGAAATGTTAATAGAACAAGGTGTAGACATTCCTAAAGAATTATCTAATGTAGACGAACTACAAGCAAACATATGGATATGTAATGGTAAATTATTACGTATGGTTCTTAATCCGTTTAAACCTGCTACTATACCTTACATGGCTGCACCATACGAATTAAACCCTTACTCATTCTTTGGAGTAGGTATTGCAGAGAATATGGATGACACACAAACTCTTATGAATGGTTTTATGAGAATGGCTGTTGACAATGCTGTATTATCTGGTAATCTTCTTATTGAGGTAGATGAAACTAACTTAGTTCCAGGCCAAGACTTATCAGTATACCCAGGCAAGGTATTCCGTAGGCAAGGTGGAGCACCTGGACAAGCTATCTTTGGTACTAAGTTTCCTAATGTGTCACAAGAAAACTTACAGTTATTTGATAAGGCAAGGGTATTAGCAGATGAGTCAACTGGATTTCCATCTTTCGCACATGGTCAAACGGGCGTATCTGGGGTGGGCCGTACTGCTTCTGGTATTAGTATGCTTATGGGTGCCGCACAAGGTAGTATAAAAAGCGTTATTAAAAATGTAGATGATTATTTACTTAGACCACTAGGTGAAGGTTTGTTTAGATTTAATATGCAGTTTGACTTTGATCCAAACATTAAAGGTGACTTAGAAGTTAAGGCTCGTGGTACAGAAAGTCTAATGGCTAATGAAGTACGTAGTCAAAGATTAATGCAGTTTATGCAAATTGCATCTAGCCCTGCACTTGCACCCTTTGCTAAGTTTCAATATGTTATTCGTGAGATTGCAAAGTCTCTTGATCTTGACCCAGATAAAGTAACTAACAATATGGATGAGGCTGCTTTACAGGCAGAACTTATGAAAGGTTTCCAACAACCCGCACCTGAAGGACAACCACCAGCAGGTGCAAACCCAGCAGACCCTACAGGCGCAGGTGGCGGCACTATAGGTACAGGACAAGTTCCAGTACCACAAGAACAAGGATTTAGTGGTAATGAAGGACAAGGAGCACCTCAACAAGCTCAAGGGGCTGGTCAGCAACCACCAGCAGTGGGACCAGTTCAGTAGTTATTTAAATACTATTATAGAACAGCAGCATCGTTCTATGGAACAAGCAGACAATACTATGACAATACATAGAGCACAAGGTGCAATATATCAGTTACGTAGGTTACAGTTACTACGAGATGAGGTACTAAAAAATGGATAACATGCAACGTCAAATGGATATGTTTGAAGAAGGCGGCTTACGTGATGAAGGCGGTATGGTAGATGAAGAATCAGGTAATGAAGTTCCTATTGGTAGTACTCGTAAAGAAGTTAGAGATGATATTCCTGCACAGATAAGTGAAGGTGAGTTTGTATTTCCTGCTGATGTAGTTAGGTTCCTTGGCCTTGAAAAACTTATGGAAATGCGTCAAGCTGCTAAGATGGGCCTCAAGCAAATGGAAGCTATGGGGCAAATGGGTAATAGTGATGAAGCTACAATACCTGATGATATGCCATTTGGTATGGCTGATTTAGTTGTTATTAGTGGGCCAGATGAAGATGATAAACCGCAGAAGAAAGCAGAAGGTGGTTTAGCATTTGCAAGTGGTGGTATAAGTATGCCTGACTTTGATTTTAGCAATCAAGATGTTCGTATATATGTAAAAGAAGGTTCACCAGATAGACGTATACCTTTCTTTAATGGTGAGCCAGTTATACCTATTCCAGCAGGTTATGTACTAAAAGGTTCTACACCTGTAAAAGAAGAAACAGAAACAGAAAAAGCTATACCTACAGGTGGGGATGACGATGATCGACCCCCAGTAAAACAATCAGAATTTCAAGAAGCTGGTGGTTGGGATATGGATTTTGGTAATCCACCAGATGCTTCTAAAGTTGACTTATGGATTAAAGAAGCAGAAAAAACTGTTGGGTATGGGCCTACAATTGCTACAGGTGTAGCTGCTGCGTTTGGTGGACCCTTAGCTGCTTTTGTGTATCTTGGTAATAAAATGAATGCTAAAGGTAGAGATGCTGGATTTGCAAAAGCATTAGCTGCAGCAAAGAAAACAGCTACCCCAGGACAGGTTGATAAACTTAATGCTATAAGTAAAACTATTAATGAAGGTGCCGATAAAAATATACTTGAAAAAGGTTTAGATGCTATTTCTAAAGCTCTTGGATTTAATCAAAAACAAAAAGCTACAGCTACAAAAGTTTCAGGTAATGCAAGCTCAAGCCTAGAAAAAAATAAAAATAAAATTGCTGCTGCTAATAGAGAGTCAGGTTTAGACCAGCCTTCTAAATACATAGATGAAAAAGACCTAGAAGCAATGCAAGCTGTTATAGATCAAAGAGGCGATACAGATGGCCCACAATCAGATGAAATAGAAAATATAGAAAATGCAATTGCTGCTGCTAATAGAGAGTTAGGTTTAGATCAACCTTCTGAATACGAAGCAATGCAAGCTGTTATAGATCAAAGAGGCGATACAGAAGGCCCACAATTCGATGAAATAGAAAATATAGAAAATGTAATTGCTGCTTCTAATAGAGAGTTAGGTTTAGATCAACCTTCTGAATACTCTGGTGCAGATACACCAGATATTACATCCGATGTAGGTCCAGAAGCTAAAGGCTTTACTTCACCATCTTCATCAGGAGTATCTCCAGATTACGGTATAACTAAAGAAGTCTTTGGAGATATGGTTGGGGCTAGAGTAGGTGATGATCTAAATCCCGCTAAAGAAACTAGGATAGGAAAAGATAAAACAACTGCATCGTATAATAATCAAAATTATAAAACAGTACTTGAAGATACTATTGGACAATTTAATAATACGTATGATAAATTGGTAGAGGATATTAGGTATTCTTCTAGTAAAGCGACATCTATGAAAGGCAAAACAGTATTAAAAAATGAATTAAATGAACAAGCGGAAAGTTATTTCGATACATTAAAACAAGGATTAGGATTTGAAGGCCCACTAGAAGTAAATGAAAAAATACGTGATGATGGAAGTACTGAGCCATTTACACCTAAAGTTGATAAACCCGATTCTGACGATCCACTACCACCTACTGTGCCTACATCAAGTAGTGCAGGTGATAACAATAAAACTGCCTTTAGTGACAGGGATCGTCCTAATTTATCAAATGTAGGTAATCTTCAAGGTCAATCTACAGAAGAAAAAACAAAAGCTGTAGCATTAAAAACAGATAATTTAT